ATTTCCTGCGACTTGGTTTTATTACCATCGAGGTAAAATGCCTATAAGTGATAATAAATATATAATAACTGGTTGGTTATATAATGACGAATTTGTTCAATTTCTTGACAATTAAAAAATGAACCCGATTTCAAAATATTTTTGTTGTTAATTTTAAATGTTTAGATTTAAAAGTAATATAAATTATTTTTACCATAATATACAAATGATTTGTCCATCGTTTATTGTAATTGAGAATTTTTACGAAAATCCTGATGAAGTAAGAAAATATGCATTAAAACAAAACTATCAATATAGATCATCATCTTACCCTGGAAAAAGATCTACTAATTATTATTACCCAATGTGTATTCATAATACATTGCAAACAATACTTTCTCCATTTTATTCAAAAATAAAAATATTAGAAAATAGTAGTAACGGTAAATTTCAGATTATGAATGAAAATGATAAATCATGGATACATGTAGATACGGATAATATAGATAAATCGCATGAAACAGTAATAGCAGGTGTATGCTTCTTAACACCGAATGCTCCATTGGACAGTGGTACTATTTTTTATGAAAAAAAATCAAATGATCAATATATACAAACTGATACAATACATAATAAATATAATAGATTGATACTGTTTAATGGGAATATACATCATATATCTGGCAAATATTTCGGTTCTACAGATTGTAACTCTAGACTAACGCAAGTTTTTTTTCTGAACTGTTCATAATTAAGTCTCTACAATATATAGAACAAAAATATGTAAATCGATTAGGTTTTCCTGAAAAATTCATTTTTTGACAATTCGCACAATTAATATTAGTAATATATATATGTTCAATCGCACTTTCATTTTCTATTAACGTATCACTATTTTCCTTATTATTATTTTGTTTTTGATCTCCACTTATTTCATTATTATTTATAGATTCATTCTCAATTATTTCATTGTTTGTATTATTATAATTCTGAATTTCATTTAAAATATTATAATTTTTATGTTTGTCACGACAAAAATAATTATAATCTAAGGTCAACAGCAATTCAAATGGTTTGTTTGTTGATAATGTCCCAAAAAAAAACATTTCTGTTAAAACTACAAAAATATACATAGGTTTAGTATTAGACTCAATCATTTTAATTAATGTTTTTAAAAAATCTTTACTTATTTTAGAAAATTGAGTGTTGAATGAAAACCCACATTCGCTGTAATAAAATTGTTGTATATCAAGATCTTTATTAAATATGATTTGATACATATTTTTGACTTCTTTAGTAAAATTTATATGTTCTTCTTCATTAAAGTAACCAAGTTGTTTTTTTTGCTTCATTATATACTCACTTGAATCATTATATTCGTTATATTCTATATTCCCACTATGTATAATATTTATAAATGGCGTAGTATCATTCATATTATATACTTTTTTAATTTGATCAATAAAATCAATACTACAAAGAAATGTATAAGGATCATCTATATTAAAATATATCATTTTTATATTTTCATTTGTTATTTCATCATAATTATTATATAAATATTCGTAAAAATTTATAATTCCTGTATCAACGGAATAAATCAAGTAATCTTTATAATGACTATCTTTTATTTCTTTGTTAAAAAATACTTTAAAATTCAGAATATTATTATTTATTAAAATATCAATAAAACTTATAATAGTTTCTTGTAAAATATCTTTAGTGTCAAACAAATACATTGGTTATATATTATTATTCTATAAAAAAATGTACCTTTATTATATTTTCACTTATTGAATTACTGTTATTTGATAATGCGTTTACGTCACTTGGTCCGGTTACACTTACATTTCCACTGCTTCCAGTATTACCATTAGTTCCATTATTGCCAGAAGCACCAGGTGTGCCTGCTATTGCGTTATTTCCAGCAGTTCCGGGAGTGCCAGCTAGACCAGCGGGCGACGTTCCCGGTGCGCTACATGATGATCTTCCATTCGCACCATCTTGCCCATCTTGACCATCCTGACCATTACTACCACCAGTTGCATTATTTCCATTCTGGCCTGAGTTCGGATTATTTGCATTATTTCCACTAACTCCACGATTTGCACTAATATTAAAAATATTACTAGATAATGTAACACTAGTATCTGATATACTATATGATACCCCATTTCCACGAATTGTACTTAAATCAGTTATATTTGGACTTTTATATATTACCCCTTCTCCACCATCACCACCAGTGGCCCCAGTACCACCAGCACCACCAGTACCACCTGAAGCTCCCAATCCGGCAGCACCACCAAGACCACCAGCACCACCAGCACCACCATTTCGAGTACGTGTTTGTGAACCAAATCTCCCACATCCATTTGCATTGGTATTAGCACCTGGCGTCCCGGGAGTACCTGGTGTCCCAGGAGAAAATGGTCCTCTATTTGCGCCTGGGACACCAGGTGCAGCAGGAGCTGAATCATTACCTTTAGGTCCTTGTTTTGTTGCTAAATATATTTTTATACCGGTCGCCCATGTAGGGATGGTTAATGTTCCTGAAGAAGTACCGCCTCTTATTTCTTCAAACTTACTCTTAATATTATACAATTGAGAAATATCAGTTCCTCCTATCGAATATCCAATGTTACTTGTAATTTTTTCATAGTCTTCACTAGAAGGGTCGTAATTAGGAAAACTATTAAAACTCGTACCTGTTATACTACTATTACCAGTATTAAAATAATCTTCTAAATCTGTACCTTGGAACTTGTATTTGTTAGGCATATTATATTAATTCTATATAAATAATATTAAATATATTTACGTAAATATAAAGATACTGTTATTGTAATTTATTTACTGATCGACGTTCCCCTAACCCATCTTCAAATGTATTCACACTAATTCCTTATAATAATAAGCACTTTCATTATTATTATAAATCTTATTTTTCAATTTGTTTTCACCTTACTTATTTAACGTTTAACGGGACCGAATTGTCCTTTTTTTGCCGTGTAGGTTTTGAACAAACGGGATTTCGTTTTGCGTTCTTTCTTTCCCTGTAAATATTTCTTCTTGGAAACAATTCTACGGCGGGCATTTTGCACTAAATCCGTTTTGACTAAATTTCCGGTGGTCTTGTAGGCAGTTCCGTTCCAGACCTTTTGTCTAGATCCGCATAATTCTGCGTATTTCTTTCCCTTAATATGGAACATACCATCGTTTCCACGAACTGGTCTTTTGTGTCTTTTTACTGTACGGTTGTTGTTTTTTCCTCCTTTCAAATCCATTTTTGCGATAATTCTATCTGTATATTTAAACTGAATATATTTATTTGGCGACACCTATAGGATGTGTATAAGGATTTTTGCGAAAAGCGTCTAAAATTTCCGGTGAATTGCGATCCATTTGGATAGAACTTTGGTATTGTTGTCGTCCATGTTGAACGCCTAAATGATCTGCTCCTACATATTGTCGTGGTCCATTTGTTTCCACCAAATGACGAGTATTGCGGTTTTCTCCTTGACGATTACGCATATTGATGTCTCCATTCATGATATTCATATTTCCTTGTACCATGTGTCCTTTTATTGTAGATGACTTAATATCATTATTACGCTGTCTATATTCGGCATCATATGGTCGCAATCCACGGGTTCCTTCCGCTGCACTCGAGTTACCTACATAATTGCGACTGGATGTATCACGCTGTTGCGTAGGAGCACGATGATCTGTTGTTTCATAGGCACCACCGCGTTGGTTACTATTTACACCGGGCATATATTTATTTCGTTCCGTTGTCTCTCGATTAGTAGGATCGGGTTTATCATTTGGATTAAACAAATACGAACTGGAAATACTGGTATGAGCATTTTGATAAGGACGTAATGTTCCAATGGTATTTTCTTTACGAGATGGACGCAATTCGTCCAATAATGGCGCAACTACTGATCGTACAGCACCACTAAATGCTCCAAAATACGTCTCTTCTGTATTACGGTTATTCACATAGGCAGTTTTGGCTAAACGTTCGTATTCGCCATTGTTACCGGTTTGCTTTCCGGTTAAGCTAGCAATACCCAATGGAACTTCGCCTAAATCCATATGTTTCGATTCCATATATTCACCAGTTTGGTAGGTTTCGGGTAATTGAGAAGCAGCATTTCCTACATACGAAACCGATGTATCAGGACGATTCACATGTCTATCTACTGGAATCGCATGCAAAGCTTGTTTCTTTTCCACACCAGTAGTCGTAAAATAACGTTCCGGTCCCATTTCCCATGTACGTTCCACGCGATTTTTCTCCATTTTCCCAATTGTGCCTAAAGTCTGTACAGTACTAGCCGCTGGTCCTTCGTGACCCAAAAGCGATTGACCCCCTGCACGTGGATTATTAACAGTACGAAGTTCATCTACTGTTTTCGGCATCCATTGGTCTCGAATCGCCATACCGGAATTGAATCCACCACTACCTTCGGTAGTTGCACCTAAACCAAGACCAGGTCCAACTTGGACACTTTCAAATGGTTTTGTATTCGCCATACGCATACTAGGATTTACGCGTGATTGATAAAAATCGTTTTCATTGGGCATACCATTAGGATGGTGGTAATTTTCACCGGGAGAAAACATGGGGGATTGTTCGCTTTTTGTAATGTACTGTGTTCCTGCTCCGGTATAATTATCAATGACTCCTTCAGTAGAATGTGCGTCTAATACATTGGATCGATTTTTCGCACCAAAATAAGGGGTCATATTATTATGCTGGAAATATTCGGCACTTACTTTGTCTCCAGTCATGGAAGTGAAAGATTCTTTTATGGTACTTTGAGGTAGTTCGGGTTTGAAATATTTATCAGTATAGACACCATTGTTGTCAAAGGTATTAGTAGTGGATAATTTCGAAGTTTTGTCTAGTGTTTCGTTTTGGATTGGATATTCAGATGGATAATTTTTGTTGGGAATATTAGTGTTAGGTAAAGTAGAAGAAAATCCCTCTGATGTACTGGTAATCATACCTTGTTTTGAGTTTTGTTTATCTGTACTAGAAGATTGCTTGGATGAATAATACAATCCTCCTAAAGCAATAATAGGTATAGCCAATTCCATGATAATGTTATATATATAATTATATTGTATATATATAAAGTTTTATTTTGAAAAATCGGATATTCCGTTGCGGCGTAATATTCTACTATGTACATTATTCAAAAAGGGCTTTTCTAAATTGGCTTGAGGATCCAACATGGGTTTTTCCCATCTTTCCGCATTGCAATCTCGATACATCCATGCAGGATGAGTCGCACGTGATTCTTCTACAAATGGTTGTGCCGTAGGATAATGATGTTGTAGAGCTTGTGTTGGGGCTTGATGTGTATTATATAGATTCGTTTGGATTTCATCGCGGTTCAATTTTCGTGTCATACCACGTAGATCACTTTCTAAATTGATGGAATTGGTATGGATATTCGCACCCCATCGTTGTAAACGCAGTTGTGGATCTTCCATAAAAGGCAAATCCAATCCAGGTCCAGGTCGATCTAATTGATACCGTCCTGTAAAGGTAGAAATATCTAATTGTTTTTCAATACGACTTTGGTCATCGTAAAATCGAGTAAATGACATGTATGTATATAAATTGTAAGAAAAAAAAAATACAAATAGTACTATATATACATTCGAATATAATGATTTGCTGTAAAATACAAAAATAAAATTTCAGTTATTTCCGTGAAAAAAAAGTATGCATCGAAAAAACAACATAAATACTTATTGTACGAATTCTTTAATAAAATACAGTAAAATAAGTTTTTTACTTGAGTTGATAATATAAGCCATGACGGATAATAAAAAGCCAGTTAAATTATGTTTGAATATGATTGTGAAGAATGAATCGAAAATAATCCAACGATTATTGGAATCGGTTTATTCTATATTAGATGCTTATTGTATATGCGATACCGGCTCTACTGATAATACAATTGAAATTATTGAAAAGTTTTTCCAGTCAAAACAGATTCCTGGAAAGGTGATTTGCGAACCTTTTCGAAATTTCGAATATAATCGTTCATTTGCGCTAAATGCTTGTAATGATATGGATGTGGATTTCATTCTTTTGATGGATGCAGATATGATTTTATGGAAGAACCCTAAAATAACACCTGAGAAATTCAAACAATTATTGACCACACATGATTCGTATTTTATGTTTCAAGGGGGTGAAAATATGTATTATAAAAATACGCGCATAGTACGTAATCAGAGCAATGTATGTTACAAATGTGTTACCCATGAGTATGTACAATTACCCGAGGGTTTCACACAGGGAGTATTAGTAAAAGAAATCGTCTTTATACAGGATATTGGGGATGGTGGTGCAAAGGCGGATAAATTTACTCGTGACGTACGTTTATTAAAGGAGGGATTAAAAGAAGAGCCTAACAATGAGCGGTATTTATTTTACTTGGCGAACAGTTTAAAAGATTTGTCTCATACACAAAATCAACAAATCGAAAATCAAATAGAAAATATGAAAACCAGTACAAAAGAGTTGGGTAGTTTGTTTCAAGGAAATACGTCTGCATTGGGTTTATTGAAAAACATTGATGTAGTCCGTGAGAATTTGGAAAAATCGCGGGTTTCATCACGAGAAAAATTATTGTATGAAGCAATTGAATATTACGAAAAGCGTATCAAGGCTGGTGGATTTTGGGAAGAAGTCTGGTACAGTCATTATAATATAGGTCATGCATATTTTCATTTAGGTGAGATTGAAAAGGCATTGTATTATTTCCAGAAATCCTTTATACAGTATCCACAACGAGTAGAAAATATATATGAAATTGTCAAATATTATCGTTTGACGGGTCAAAATGATTTGGCGGTTCATTTCTATTTAATGGGTAAAAGGTCGTTGGAGAATTTCAAAAGTCGCGATTATTTGTTTATTCAGAGAGATATTTATGATTATAAGCTCGATTTTGAAATGAGTATTATTGGTTATTATATGAATCCTACTAATATTGATCTACAGTTGTTATCCATGGGTATTTTAAATCAAATGCGTCAAATCGAAGGCAATGTGTCTCAAAATGTCATGTCCAACTACAAATTCTATACAGAGGCATTAGTTGATCGGGATACCAACGCCTGGAATAAAAAATCATTGGGAACATTATTATGCAATATAGGTTCATCATTTTCTACTACATTGGAAAGTGGATTTTCTTCTAGTACGCCTACTTATGTAAAAGTCAGTCCAGAAGAAATCCATGCATTAGTCCGTTACGTCAATTATCACATTGATGAAAACGGTGGTTATGTACAAAATAGTACGATTGAAACTCGGAATGCTGTCGGTAAGATAGTATATGATTACAATACTGAAGACTGGAAAATGGAAAAGGATTATATTTTAGAGTACAATACCCAACATGATGGTGTCTATGTAGGATTAGAAGATGTCCGATTTCATTACCATGCACATAACGATACGATTTATTATACTGCAAATCGTGGATTGGGTCATTCCCATATGGTAGTAGAACATGGTATTTACAATCGTACATTAAATAGAACTGAGAATTCGCAACTATTGACAATCGATGGACAAACGAATATTGAGAAAAATTGGACCATGTTTTCGTATGGTGAGGATTTATCGAGTATTTATATGGTGTATAAATGGCATCCTATGATTATTGGTAAAGTAGAAGATAATCGTGTTGTAATCACCAAGAAAAAAGAAACGCCTCATATTTTTCAATATTTAAGAGGATCTATCGGGGGTTTAGTAGTAGATGATGAAATGTGGTTTTTATGTCATTGTGTTTCGTATGAAGAACGTCGGTATTATTATCATATTATGGTTATGCTCAATAAAAAAACACTCGAAGTGATTCGTATTTCCAAATTATTTACTTTCGAAAAAGAAAAGGTTGAATATTGCTCCGGTATGGACCGTATTGGTGATGATATACGCTTTTCTTACAGTACAATGGATAATACGACAAAGGTAGTAAGTGTTCCTATGTCCTACTTTTAAACCCTTGAAGATTTAAAATGGGACATTTTCAATCTTTCAGGGTCAGATACCAGTAACAATTTGAAATGACGCCCAAAAAGGCGTCCCATTTCAAATCTTCACTGGTATAAGGTGTGTGTGTTTTGTTATTTATTGTACATGGGTTTGTATTTGAACAATTCATATATTGTAGGATAATTTACCACATGAACAGCATTGCCGCTTTCTAAACGCTCTTTTATTGTAGAATATTGGTCATGACCTGGGTTGAATCGCATGTACATTAAAACTCGTTTATGTGATGGATCGTTTTTCCATGGTATTTCCTTGTAACTTAAGATCTCACCAATATTAGTTTTATTAATACCCATCCGTACAATATTTTCTTGTGCGGATATTTCTAATTTAGGGATGCATATTGAATATGTGAATACATCGAGTGTATTTAGTAGTTTCATATATAAATAATAAACCTTTTATGTATGAAACGTTTTTTCGAAATTTTAAAAATTTTCAATTTTCGTTCATTTATCTTATCCCATGATTACTCTTAAAATCAAGGTGAAAACAAGAGCATGGACCAAAAGACCTTTTGTAGTAGGACAACCATTTTGGTTAATAATACGAACGAATTTACCCAATACTTTTTGTACTAATTTATATGCGTACGGGTTTGCAATCAGTAGAAATAGTACAGTAGTGTAAAGTGTATAACGCCATTTTGCCGATGCATTGTAATCCGATTGGACTTGTGTTGGTTCCTCGTGTTTTTCTTCCTTTTTTTGGTCTTTTTGGTCTTTTTGGTCTTTTTGGTCTTTTTGGTCTTTTTGGTC